TCAATAACATTTGCATTATTTAAACTTAATAATGGTAAATCTTCATAACCCCAAGGGTCAAAATTTGTTGGATTATATTTTTCAATTTCAATAAAACAGGATCTAGCACCCCTAGGTCTATAAATTTCATGTATAGCTCCTTTAATACTACCTGATGGTGTTGTAGCTGATAATCTATAACAATGGTACTCATGAATATCATTTATACAAATATATAACTTATATATTGTTTTAATTTCAATTGTTCTACCAGTTGGTGTATCAACAACCAGTTTATAATTATTAATTGGTACTTTAACGACATCGTTAATACCATAATTTGTTATTCGTTCATTAAATAAAGGTACACGATCTAATATTGTTTGATATATCTCACTTTCGTAAATTTCATTCTCTAATTTATATATACCAAAATTAGCCATTTCTGGATTATTAATAACATATCTTTTTTTATTCCTAATTTGTGTAATTAAATCAAAACTATAATCAAATTCAGTGTAGTCAATAACACCATCATCATATGATTTAAAAGCATTTTGTGTTAAATTAGATTCGGTACCAAGGTTACTTCCATTATAATAACTAAATCTTGGTATGTAATTAAATATATGATTGTGTGTGTTTCTTCTTTTTCTAATATTCTTACCAATGCTGATAGCATTTGTTGCGTTATTATTTTGTGTTTGTCTAGGTGACGCACCTAAAAAATAATCATTAAATGTAAACTCAAACTCAATATCAGTAGAATCAAAACCCACATTTTGTGATATTGTATTACCACTTGGTGTAATTGTATTACCTACTAAATTACCATTTTTACTTCTAATTTTGAAAGTAAAATCAATCTTATCATAATTTAATGCTTTATCGTATAGTGTTTTATCATATACAACACTAGTATTTGTATTTTTAGTGTAATAACTATTATATAATTTATTTATAATATAAGATGGGTCTTGTGAATATTGAATATTTAATAAAGGTATATTGTTGAACACTTGTAATGAAGACGCGGTAATTAAATTATTGGTATCTAAATTTTGTGAATTATATATTGGTTTAATACTAAAACCATCAAAATAATTATTTTTAGAAACAAAGCCATTATTAAATAAAACTCTAAATCTAGGGTCATCTAGTTGTTCATAATCCTCTTCAACTAAATCAATATGTGAGTAAGTTAATTTTTCATATCTACTTAAAGAACAAGTTGTACTAACTGGGTTAACTGCTAAATAAATTTTTTCACCAGATTTAAAAAATCCACCATAATTAAAATTAAATTGTCTACTATCCGCAGCATCATCACCATTAAAAGTAAATCTTTGTGTATTATATACATTTTGGTTGGCATCTAAAAGTTTAACATCAACAATTTGTCTTAAATTATTTAAAGTTTCAAAGTATAATGTAAAATTAAAAGTTAAGAAAGAATCTTTTATTACTAAGTAATATCCAGGATTTGTTGATGTTAATGCTAAATCATCACTACTCGTTATAAAATTTTCATTTAATGATTGTATTGATATGTAATTGTTAGTATTTGGTCTTAGATCAACACGCTCTTCTAAAGTGTGTGTTAATATATCTTCAGTTTGTACCTCGTATGATGGCCCTATATTATCTCTATTAACTGGATAAAAACCATCGAATTCTAATGATATTGAATCACTAACAAAAAGTTCATTATTAACTAAGTTATCTCTAACAACATAAGTTGCTTGTGGTGTGTCACCTAAAAATATATGACTTAACCCAATGGATTTAGATAGGTTTATCGTAAAGAAATTTGAATTAGGGTCTAATGATAGTTTATTAATATATGCTGGATCAATATGCATTAATGGATCGCTTTTTGTTCGATCTTCATATCTTCCGTATAGACCACCAATATTACTTGTTGGTATACCGTTATTCATATTAGTAGTTATCGCTGGTAAACCTTGGGTTGTACCAGTTGTGATTAGTGCTAAACCAATCGGTGTTGTTGTACCTGTTGGGAATGTGATATTAGCAGTATAACTACCACCAGTTACAATATAAATACTACTACCACTAACAATTTTTTCTTTATTTATTGGGTCAACTTTTGTTACAATTTCACCAAAATAATAAGTTTGACCAGTTGTCCAATTATGTATTTTTTTATAATCATTAGCCCAATTTTTTTGTGTACCATATATTACACCACTTGGTTTCGTTGTTAATACATCTTTACTAAAACCATAAAATTTAGGTTGTTTAATAGCTCTACTTATACCAGTTTCATCAACATATGTTGTATATGTATTATATGTTATGTTTAATGTTTTACCTGTGGTATCAAAATAACAAACGTGTGGTCTTGGTGGTGGGCAATCAAAATCAATACCAATTCTAATATACGCTAAAGCTCTACCAATTGTATTTAAATAAAAACTTTTTTCCTCCGAATATAATGTTTGACCACCAGAATCTTGGAAATAAGCAATTGTACTATCTATATTATATGGTATGTGATCCCATATATTTTTAGTTATACCACTAACTGTTTTTGTTGCGATATTAGGTTGTAGTGATTCAGTGACACCTGTTGTGTTTATATTTGTGACACCAGTAAAAATCAACCTAGTATTTAATCTATATAATTTATCGTTGTAAATCGTAAATACACCATATCTGAATGATGTTGAATCATAGGTTGTGGCATTTATATTTCCACCGTATATTGGGTCGGCGTAGTTAACACCAGGTTCCCAGATATAGTATCTACCCTCACTCTCATCGCAATATTCAAACATTGTATAATGAACACCAAAATATTCATTTACTGTTGGATCGGTACCAAAAACTTTAGGTGATTGTTTTCCAGTTACTTCAAAACTAATCGGTTCACCTAAAATAGATTGTTTTTGTTTACCTTTATTTTCTATTACGTTTGTTTGACCAGCATATACTGGTTTCAAGGCTTTTTGTTGGAATTCGGAACCATCAGTACCTAACCAAGATACATCTGAATTTTTACCATGTAGGTATTTATATTTATTATCTAAAAAAGTTGAGTTTTGTATTTTCTTACCAGCATTAACAATTGTTGTTGATGGCACAAATTGTTCAACTAATTTAACCCAAGATGAATCAAATTTATTTAAAAATTCCAACGATCTCATACCATCTATCGGGGTTGTTGTTGTTTTTAAATAATCAAAATATATTTTAGATAATGATGGGTATGTTTTAATTGTTTTTCTATTTGTTGGGTTAATGAAAACATCTAATGATTTTTTTAAAAATTGGTTAAATGTTGTTTCAGCAGCATTGAATTTTTTACTTATGTTTAAATCTGAATTAACAATACCAATATTTCTAAAATATTGTCTATAAACGGTAACATCAAAAATACGATTTAAAGCTAAATAAACCTCAAATTCTTTTGAATTAATGGTTAATCTCGTATCTAAAGATTCATACTCAGTATAACTATTTGTATCATCATATAATCTTTGAACTGCTGTATCGTTATATGTCCAACTTTTAACATTATCAATAGTTCTATATACATCAAATAAAAATACTGAATCAAATTTTTTAAATTCATTCACATATGATTGACCAAAATCAAATAACCCTATATTTTTTTTATTTTCATTAATAAAACCACCATTTTCTTGATATTTAATTGTTAGCGGCACAGTTGGATATCCTTCAGAATCGAATGGCATTTTTTGTAATAAAATATTTGGATCGTCAATTGTTGAGTTCTGATATATTTTATTTAATGTATCAATTGCATTTAATTTTTTTTCAGCTAAATAGATATATTCATTTAACTCAAAAATCTCATCAGGTATACCAACCAATCTAAGAATAAATTCAATTGCTTTTCTTGTACCTTTTGACTTATATAGATAGGATGAATTAATTAAAATTCTTCTCCATAACTCAATGTCTAATTCGGCTGGTGTTGTACCTTTGGTTAATTCTGTATTATAACTAAATAGTGATTCAACTAAAGTATTTTCATCCTCAATATTAAATGTTTCCAAACCAAGCATTGTTGCATAGTTTTTTATCAACAAATCTGGTATATTTTCTATTTTATCATAACTAACATTTCTCATAAATGTAATACCATCAATGTATTTTTTAATATCATCGAATGTCTTACCATATAATTGGAAAATCAAATTAACTTTACGATCACTAGTATCAAACTCTTTTAATGAGTCTGTTGTTAAAAATCTAGAAATTAAATTGGTTTTAACATTGTCGTAACTTTGGGCTAAATCATTTAATTTTGTTGTGTAATCATCAAAATTTGATGTAAACATATCAATATTGACAGTGTCATATATTGGAAAGGAAACCACTTCCTTAATCTCAACTATTTTACCACTCTCAGATAATGTTGGGTATATAAATTCACTAATATATGTATTAGTTTCTATATCTTTATTTAATAAAAATTTACCTAAATCACTAAGATTATCAAAAAAATCAATAATTATTGTTTCTTTAGGTTTTATAAAAAATGTAACGTTTGCTTCATTATTATTGTTTATAATACCATTAAATGGACTACCATTTATAATTAATTGTAAGCCATTTGTCTCATCATCATAACTAGATGGGGTTAAAACATTAATTATCGGGTATTCAACACCATTGTAATATACGACATAGTCTTTAAATGTTTTGGTAAAATTTCGATATTTTGTTATAATCTCACTATCTTCAATAGTTGATCCTGATGTTACATATTCAATCTGAAATGGGTTGAATATACTATATAAATTAACTGTAAACTCAGATCTATTTTCTAGTGGGTAATTTATATAATTACTAATAGTTGGGTTTATGATTGATATTGCTTCACATTTTAAGGCAGCTGGATAATTATTATATATCTCAACTAATGTATTTTTTATTCTATCTTTTAAAGATGAAAATAAAACATATTTATCTAACTTTTTCTTATCAAATAAAACATCAACGGTAATATTTTCATTTATACGGTTTTTTAATGCTGTAACATAATCTTTACCTTCAAAAAAAGGTAAGTTTTGTCTAGCAATACTATCAACAGTATAACTAGTAACAGCATCATTTTGTATTGATTGTTGATTGATTTGTAATACTTGTTGTCTTAAACTGTTTGGTGATTGTCTAACACTTTTATTTATTGAGAAATTACCTAATGTAAAAAATGGATCTCCTTGGATTTCGTCTTTGGCGTTAGCAAATTGTAAACCAACTAATTTATCACCAAAAGTTTCATTACCAAAAGCACCAATCTTACCTTGTACTGTTCTATATCTTAATGCGTTTTCATATTGAATATATGAAGCACATGGTACATATTTGGTGTCACCATTTATTATGTATGTACGATAACCGTCACAACCTAATGCTTTAGATGCCTCAAAAGCTTCTTGCGGCGTATCATATAGATCGCGAATAATTTGATTATTTGTAGTAAAACTTAAATTAGCCATTCTGTATTATATTATTCAATGTTTTTGTTGTGTCGATCGCGCTTCTTTTTCTTCTAACCTCAAATAATTTTTTATCAACACTGTCTCTAATTTCATATAAATCGTATTGTGCGTAAATATTACCATCAAAATCATAGATAGTATAAATACCATCATCCATTGATTTTGTTTGGTCTGCAAATAAACCAATAGCTAAACTTTCAACATCATAATTAACCATTTCAACTTCAATTATTTGTGGTGAAAAACTAGTGTTGGTTATGATAACATTTTGATCTTTTCTACCTATAAATGGTGCCGCCGTAGGTTTAAAGCTAGGTGCCACATTTGGTGTTACAGTACAAAACAACATGTTACCAACATTGTTGTAAATATATTTTATTGATTTTTGCGATGAATTTGGTGTATTAATTTGTACTGGTTCTGATATAAAAGAAGATGTTACCACTCTATATAAATTTGGTATTTTTGTACCATCATTATTTAAATATTCAATACGATAACCATCTAATCCGTTATTTGTAAATTTATTTATAAAATTAACTGGGGCTGTATCAATATTAAATACCAAACCCTTTATATCTGGAAAAGTTGCCAAATCAGCACAATCTTCAATTTTTACACGGATTTGCGCTGGTCTAATATAGATTGTATAAAAACCTTTTTGGTTAAAAACATCTCTTGGTAAAGTCATATTGTATAATCCACCTAAAATTTCCACATCTTGACCACCGATCTCTGGTGTGGATAATATTGGTCTAATTACTTGACTACCAACTAATTTTGTTACTCTTTGAACTTCAGTTGAATTTCTAGTTTTTGCATATATAACGATAACTTCAATATCGTTAGGATCAACATCCGCTGGTCTTTTTACTCCGTATACTCCAATTGCCATTTTTAATTATTTTTAAAATTATATCCTTTTGTGTTTATTTTATAATATCCTAAACCGAGTTTATTTAGTTCGTTTATACTTGTAATGTTTTTTAACTTTTTCATTCTTTCAAACGCACTATTTAAACCTCTATCTATAAATACTTCCGATACGATTTTTGGTTCATCAATTATTCCATCATAAACAACTAAATTAGCTTCAGATTCAATTTGGTTATGTGAACGCATGTATTTAAATA